CACCATATTTTGGGTACTGGTGTTAGTGGAAGAACTTCGCAAAAGAATTTGTTACACTTCGGTGAAACAATTTGTTCATTGCGTCAATTGTTGAGACGTTCGACCTTGGTTTCGACCTCGGCCTTGCCTTTTGACACCACACACGATTTCGTTTTGTGGAAAAAAGTTTTTACAAAAATACCAGGGTTTTTCGGATTTGATCCGAATGGGATAAATTCGGCCAAGGGCCTTGTTGTTACTACAAGTAATTTCCCATTTAACTATTCCCAGACCCATCCGCTCACCTGGCTTTTGCCAGCGTTTGTAGCGTATCGAGGGTCTACAATATGGTCCTTCAATACAGTTGGGGCTACTCAAATCGGCCATGTTCGCGTTTTTCGCGATAATGCCGTTCTCTATAACGTTGGAGAGTCTGCGCAGACACAAGCCAAATCGACGTCTTCGTCGACGGCAGCGTTCTTCTATAATAATACTGTAGGAGGCGCGACCGGGCAAGCTGTAACAAATCAGCAAACAAACGCAGGCATAAACGTTCTTTGTCCAAATTATGCAGGCTATCGTCTTCAGAGCACAAACCCAGTTTATGCTACGGCACCTTCCGCAAATGATGGGTCACTTCACGATCAATTCGTGTATGAAACTCTCACTAACGGTATTACTGCCCCGAACCCAAATGCGGTCACAGTATGGTCCTACTGCGGCATTGGTACAGATTTTAATATGTACTTTTTCCTCAATGTACCTACGCTGTGGGCGTATACGACGACGCCGACGCCTAATTAGGCGTCTGGACCGGGTGTTAGAAAGCAGCCCGCCGATGAAATTTTGATCGAAACCGAGATCTTAATGGAGGAAAATAGCTACTCACAGGAGGTGGAATACCTTCCCTTAGAGCCAACTAAGGATAAATATTTGGTTAATAAAACAGTAGGCGTTGACTACGGCCCTTAGCATTTAATTGCTTTGGATCAGTATTCCGTAGAGACAGTCGGCACGGTCGGCACTGTTTTTTCCTCTTGAAGAAAGGGGTTTTTGTAAAACCGTGGGGACGTTAAGTTCGCTTTGCAGTTGGAATTTCAGCATGGGCTTAACGGCCCCTGCGATCCTCCTGCTTTTGCCGGGGGTTTCAAAACTGTGAACTTATTCTTCCCCACGAGTATTAATCGTG